TACTTAATGGTATTGATGGTGTGCTTGAAGATGGTGCAAGATATGAAATTACAATAAGAGAGGTAAAGTAATTATGGCAAAAGAAAAAAAAGATGAATTTAATCCACAGAAATTGATGGAAATTACAAAACAATCAAAAGTTGGTGCAATTGTTGGTATTGGTAATTATGAAGATTTTAGTGCAATGATGGAAGCACAAGATAATATTGCAGATATATTTGGTGAAGTTGAAAAAACAATTGCACAAAAATTACAAGTTGGTAAGGATATTAAAGCAGTTGTTGATGCAGTAGCAAGACCACTTAAAAAAGCAGAAACAGATTTAAGAGGTTATTTAACACAATGGTTGCTTGATAAAAATATTGAAAGACTTGATGGTGAGCAAACAAAAAGTATTACATTACAACACTCAAAAACAACAAAAGGTATTTTAAGCACAAAACAAATTATGGTAAAAAGAAAATATGTAAATATATCTGAATTATCAAAAGATGATTTAATTGAAATGCTTGAAGCACAAGGTGTTAAAACAAGAGTACAAACAAAAGAAGTTGAAACAACAAAAGATGCAAGTGTAAGGGTGCAAAAATGAAAAAACAAGATTTAAAATTAATATCATCATTTATTGGTGAAAAGAATGGCAAAACAGAATTGGCATTTGCAAAAGTTGAATATGGTGCAATTATTGCAACAGATACAAGAAAAGTAATTAAATTTAATGTTAAAGATTTAATGGGTAAAGGATTAATACATAAGAAACTATTAAAAGCTTTTGAAAGTATTGTTTACAAAGATGAAATTATAAGATTTGAAGATAATAATTTTATTGCAAGTGATGTAAGATTTAACATTGATACAGGTTATTTTGTAGAAGATGAAGATGGAAAACACAAACTTGGTGCAAAGTATGAAGATTATCCAGCAGTAGATACAGTTTTTAAAATGAGTGTGCCATATCACTTTACAATTGAGAGTATTGAAGATTTACAGTTTGAGTTGGCACAAAAAAATTGTTTTATTGATGATATACATTTAAATCCAATTATCTCTTATAGTAATTGCAGTATGTTTGATATATACTATATGCCACAAAGAGTTGAAGAAAATGGTGATATTGAAACAGCAACAGTTAAGATTGTAGCACAAAAAGCAGATGATGATGGTGTTGTATTTACACAATTCATTGCAGTTATTATGGGCAGAAAATTTGAAAGCAAAGCAAAAGAGGTTTACTAAATGATTATAAATACAGAGGGTGTTGAAGTTGAGCAGGGTGAAAGAGTTTATATAAAACAAGAGGGTGAAATTACACTTAAAGTTGTAAAAGTAACAGAGGGTATAAGCACTAATAATTACAAGCAGATAAAAGTACATTTTCAAGATAAAACAGGAAGATATGCAATTGATGATTTTGCAATAACAAACAGTGCAATGTGGAGATTAAAGATATTTACAAAAGCACTAAAATTGCCAAACATTATTGATACAAGCTTATTTGTTGATAGATATGTAAAAGCAACTTTTAAAGCAAAAAATACACAAGGTGGTGGTGTAATATATGAAATTAAAAAGTATGAAGCATCACCACTTACAAATACTTATGAAGCACCAGCACCACAACAATATGATGCAACACAATACAATCAAAACAATCAAAATACACAGCATCAACAAAATCATCAAGAGCCATTACCAAATGCAAATGATATTGATGAAGATGAAATACCTTTTTAAATGGTGGATATACAAGATTTAATGCTTGTTGCAAATGACGATGGAAGCAATGAGTATAAAGAGGGTTGGAATAGTGCAGTGGGTTATTTAAATGATAATTACATAATCACAAAAAGAAATGGCGAGCCTATATCAATAACTTTTGATTTAAGGCTTGATGATGATGAACTAATTAAAAAAGTTACAAAGGCAATTAATAATGAATGAATATCACAATAAAGACAGTATGCAAGTAATGGATAATATGCTTGAGGCAGGTGTGAAAGTTGATTTAATTATAACAGACCCACCATATAAAATTACAGCAAGAGGCAATGGTGGCACAAGTGGTGGTATGTTTCAAAAAAAAGAAGTTAATAATGGTAGATTGTTTAAAAAAAATGATTTAGAAATACAAGATTGGTTACCAAAGTTTTATAATTTATTGGAAGATGAAAGCCATTGTTACATTATGACAAACAACAAAAACATCACACAATATTTAAAAGCAATTAATGAAATGTATTTTAATGATGATAAAAAGCAAAAGTTTCACTTTGTAAAAAATCTTATATGGGTAAAAGATAATAAGATTATGGGGCAAAGCTATATGAGCCAATTTGAATATATTATTATGTTGAGAAAAGGAAAACATAAAAAGATAAATAATTGTGGCGATAGTGATGTAATTTATGCTAAAAACAAGAAACTAAAAGACGAAGACAACAAAACAATTCACGACACAGAAAAGCCAGTTGAAGTGATGGAAACTCTTATAAAAAATTCAAGTAATGAGGGCGATACAGTTGCAGATTTTTTTTATGGTATAGGTGCAACACCAGTTGCTTGTAAGAAATTGAATAGATTTTTTATAGGTTGTGAGATAGATGATAAATATTTTGAAAAAACAGTTAAAAGGTTGCGCGAATGTTAGAACAAAAAGAGCAAGTAAAAGAAGATGATGTGCCAGAAAAAATAAAAGAGTTTAGTGATGCAGAAATTAAGCAAAGATTGAAAAACAACAGCAAAGGCGATTTAATCAAAATCATTATTAATTTATCAGTAAAGATTGATGAATTAAAAGCAGAAAAAAGTGTTGAAGATGGCAAGTAAATCACAATTAAGAGCAAAAAGACTTAAAAGAAAAAAGCACAGCATTACAAGAATGTGCAAAATGTGCAAGTAGCACAACACATAATGGCACACTTTATTGCACATTAATGTTGCAAGATGCTAAAATATACAAAGACAGTGGAAAAGTATCAAAGCAATATTGCATTTGGTTTAAACATAAAGAGGTGATAAAATGAGTAAGAAGAACAGCATAAAAGGCACAATGGACTTTATACATCAATCAACAGGCACAAGAATTGTATTTTGTTATGGTGCAAAAGCTTATGCAAAGTATATAAAAGCACAATTTGGAGTTGATGAAAAGATTGAGTGGTGTGGAAATAGCATAGAACTTACAAAAGTTGATGAATATGCAATTGTTATTGGTATTAGAAAGTATAAAGATGTTTATGCACTCAAAGGCTTATTGATACACGAATTAAGCCACACAGTGAGCCAGTTAATGGAATACTACAATTTTAAATGTGATGAATTTAGAAGCTATACATTACAATGGTTATATCAAGAAATAATGCCATTACTTGATGCAAGATTATTAAAAGATGCAGTTAAAAAAGAAGATAAAGCACATAAAGCACATAAAGCACAAAAAAGTAAAAATAAGAAAAACCACACAAGCAATTAAGACTAAGATACAAGGAAAACATACAATGAATATTAAATATAGATACACACCCAAAGAGCTTTTATTTTGTAAGGCATATATCATTGATTTTAATGGCACAAAGGCTTATAAAGAAGCAGGATATAAAATAAAGAATGATAATGTGGCAAGTGTGCAAGCAACAAGAATGTTATCAAAGCCTAAGATTGCACATAAAATAAACGAACTAAAAAAAGATAGGGAAGAAAAACTTGAAGTAAACGCAGAATGGGTCTTAAAAGAAGCCATTGAGATTTACAAGATTGCCAAAGGTGAATTGCCACACACAATGAGTTACAAGACAAAAAAAGTTGATGTGCATAAAACAAATTTAAGGGAAGCTTGCAAGGCACTTGAAATAATTGGTAAGCACACAAGTGTAAAAGCATTTGAAAAAGAGGTTGATTTAGGTGGTAGCACAATATTTGCAGTTACAATGCCAAAAGAATTTGCACAAGATGATGATAAATAATTGCACACCTTTTAAAAATGTGCAACTTGCACAAAACATTAAGCACATAAAATGTGCAGAAATTAGCACATAATGAAAAAGAATAAAAATATACATATTGATTTGACAAACTTACCAGCAATTACAAATAAAGTTTATATGCCTTATTATATGGACTTTAAAAGGTATTTAGTTTTGTATGGTGGTGCAGGTAGTGGTAAAAGTGTTTTTGTAGGGCAAAAAATTGTGCTTAGAATGATAACAGAACAAAGCCACAAGTTTTTGGTAGTAAGAAAAGTTGAAGCAACAATAAGAGAAAGTGCAAGAGCAGAAATAATTGGTGCAATTGAGCAAATGGGTATGGAAGCACTTTTTAACTATTCAACAGCACCAACAGGCGAAATGACAATATCGTGTATAAATGGTAATAAAATTATATTTAGAGGTTTAGACAATAAAGAAAAGCTAAAAAGTATAAAAGATATTACAGGCTTATGGCTTGAAGAAGCAAGTGATTTTACACTTGATGATTTTACACAACTTGATTTACGATTAAGAGGCAAGCACATTGTCAATTACAAACAAATAATTTTAAGTTTTAATCCTATATCAAGCAAACATTGGTTAAAAAAGAGATTTTTTGATAAAAAAGATGCAGATGCAACAGTAATACACACAACTTATAAAGATAATAGATATTTAGATGATAAATACATTGGTGTGCTTGAAAGCTTGAAAAAAACCAATTACAGTTATTACCAAATTTATGCACTCGGTAAGTGGGGTGTGCTTAAAGGTTTAATTTACACAAAATACACAATCATTGATGAATTACCAAAAGATGCACCAATACATAGGTATGGTATTGATTTTGGGTTTAATCACCCAACAGCCTGCACAGAAATAAAAATTGATGGTGATAATTTATATCTTGATGAATTAATATATGAAAGTAATTTAACAAATACTGAATTAATAAGAAAAGCAAAAGCAAATCACCCACACTTACTTAATTTAAAAGGTTATCTTGATAGTGCAGAGCCAGCAAGGATTGCAGATTTTACAAATGCAGGTTTTGATGTGCTTGGAGCATTGAAAGATGTAACAGCAGGTATTGATAAAATTAAAGCAATGAATATATTTGTAACAAAAAGAAGTGTAAACATAATTAATGAACTTGATTTATATAGTTGGAAATTAGATAGAAATGGTGATGCACTTGATGAACCAGTAAAAGAAAATGATGATGCTTGTGATAGTTTTAGATATGGTGTATTTATAGATAATAAAGAACCAAACATTGTGCAGATAATTAAAAAGCCAAATATGATAAGATAGTAAATTTACAAAAAGTATAGTATAATTAATCAAAAATGTGTTAATACAAAAACAAAGAGGTTGTAAAATGAGTGATTTGCCAAATGATAAGCTTGAAAAACTTACCAATATAATAAGTAAAACAAAAGTGTGCAGTGATTTTTATATTGGTGCAATTAATGTGCTAAATAAAGAATACTTGCCACAGTGGACAGGTGAAACAAAAGAGGGTTATGCAGAACGAGTTGCATCAACATCATTTGCAAATATGTTTGCACCAGTTGTTGATGCACTTGCAGGACTTGTTACAAAAAAAGAACCAATTACAACAGGGTATGAAAGTATTGATATAACAAACATTGATTTACAACACAATGACCTTGCAGGCTTTATAAAACAAACAATCAAAAAATCAATTACAAATGGTGTAAGTTTTGTAAGTGCAGAAACAAACAAAGATTTAAACAGAGCATATTTAAAAAGATATGATTATAAAGATTTATATAGTTATGTAATAAAAGATGATGTATTGCAACAAATTGTGTTTAAAGAAATTGTTGAAGTGCAAGATGGTGATTTTGGATTATTAGAGCAAGAAAGATACATTGTATTTACAATTGGTGGTGGTGCAATATGGTATGCAGATACAAATGCAAGTGATGAAACATTTAAGCAAAGAGATACCTGGATGAACACATTGAAAGAAATACCAGTTTTACCAGTTATTGCAGGTAAGATTTTATCACCATTTGAAGTTGTACCAAAATTACTTGATATTGCTATATTAAACAAGGTGCATTTAAATCTTGAAAGTAATCTTGCAAATGTGCTTGGTGTTGTAGGTAATCCAGTGCCAGTGTTTTATGGGCAAACAAGTGAAAATGCAGTAACAATTGGTGTTAAAGATGCACTTGTATTTGCAGATAAGAGCAAAGAGGGTTTTGAGTATGTAGAAATTAAAGGTGAAAGTATTGGAAGCCTTGAAAGTAAGATTGCATCAACAGAAAAGCAAATTGATAAGTTAAGTTTTAGTATGTTGTTAAATTCAGATAGCACAACAGTAATTGATGCACAAGAAAATAAAAGTAAAAACACATCTTTTTTGAGTGATATAGCATTTGAAACAGAAGTAAAATTTGTGAAGCTTTTGGAATATATGGCACAACTTGAAAATAAAGAATTACCAAAAGATGCAAAACTTGAATTGCACAAAGATTTTGATACAGTAATGATGGATTTAGAAATTGCATTTAAGATGTTACAAGCAGGTGATATGAGCAGAGAAACTTTTTATGATATTTTAAAAAACGGTACATTGCCAAAGGATTTTAAAATTGATGATGAAAACAACAAAATTGAAAAAGATGTAACAGGTTGATATTATGGCAGTAATTGAAATTGGTGATGTGATTGGTGCAGAAATACTTTTTGAGCAACAAGCACTTGATGATACAAGTAATGAAGCATTTAAGGTGCTATTACTTGCAATAGTTGCATCAATACAAGCAGGCGAGCCATTAAAGAAAACAAAAAAGATTATTGCAGATGCAAACATAAATAAAGACTTATCAAAAAATCTTAGAAAAATAATCAATGAACAGCTTGAAAACATAACAGATGAAAAAACAAAGATTGATTATGATGAAGCAGTAATTGCAGGTTACACATATAAAGAACTTGTGGCGATTAGAAAAAACACAACAACAAAACAAGCAATAAAATTTATGACACAAGCACAAGATGTTTTGAAAGATGAAAAAGCACAAATTGCACAACTTATAAAAGATGAAATAAATAAGTATGAAAAAAGCATTGAAGCATTTTACAGAACACAAACAAAAGGTGCAAGAGAATTTGGATATGCAGAGAATGATAAGAAGTTATCAAAGCAAGTAAGGGGTTGGATAAGTATAGCAGTGCTTGATAATCGTACAAGTGCAATTTGCATAAGCTTGCACAATAAGTTTTATTCAAAAAAAGACTATACAACAAGATTTGATGTACCTTATCAGATACCACGACACCCAAATTGTAGAAGTATATTAACAACTGTATTTGAGGGTGTAAATATTACAAAATACAAAGGGCAAAAGATAGATACATTTTTAAAGAACAACCCAAAGATGGCAGAGGGAATTTTAGGGCAAAAGAAGTACAGAATATTTAAAACAGGTAAAGCAAAGATAAACAGTTTTATTGATATTAAAGGCAGTAGATTTTACACAAATGATGAAATAATAAAAAGACTTGGTATTGTAAATAAAACAAGATTAGAAAAAATTAACACAGGGGGTGCAGTTTTATAATATTATGGATTTAAAATTATAACGGTGCTAGAAATAGTTAAAACAAAAAAAAAGAATTTATGGAGTTAGATTATGGAAGAATTACTAAAGTTACTTGGATTAGTAGCAGATGATAAAAAAGATGAAGCACAAAAGCTTTTTGATACAGTGAAAAGCACAATAAGTGGACTTGATACAAAAGTGAATGAGCAGGAGAGATTGAAGATTGATGCGATTGCAAGTCGTGATGATACAAAATCTAAATTGAAAAGCATAGCAACAGGACTTGGTGCAGATGTTGAAAATGTTGTTGAAGCAATAGATGCTATTAAAAATAAAAAAGCAGGTAATGATGATGTAAAAGATGCAGAGATTGTGCAATTGAAAAATGAAATTACAACATTAACAACAACACTTGATGATACAAAATCAACATCATCAAAACAACTTATGGCAATGGGTTTAAAAACTGAAATTGCAAAAGCATTACCAAAGCACAATGCAAAAACAGCAGGTTATGATTATATTACAACAGCAGTTGAAGCAAAAGCACAATATGAAGATGGCAAAGTTGTGTTTAAAAATACAGATGGCACAAGCTTAAGAATTGATGGTAAAGATGCAACAGTTGATGATATGGTAAAGCAAATGTTCGACAAAGAGAAAACAGCAAATGAAAGTATGTTTTTTAATATAGATGTCCAAGACAGTGGTGCAAGTGGTAGTGGTGCAGGTGGTAAAACAAAAGGTGACTTTGTACCATAGTAAGTAAATTGTGGTACAATATGTATAATTTGATGGACTTCAACACAGTTTATTTGATTGGATTATCAAAATAAGCACAAAAACACAAAAAATAAAAATAAAAAAAGGTAGATAAAGTGACAATTCAAGATGTAATATTAAACAACAATTGGAAAGCAACGAGTGTAAATCGTTCAACAGCAGTAAATGCAATATTAGAAAGTGGTATAGTATCAACAGCTTCATCAGAAGCAACAGATATGCTTAATGCGATTAATGAACAAAATGTAAACTCAAAAATTACAACAGCATTGATTGGTTATGACTGGGCAGAGGGTAATTTAGGTGATGCAAGTACAACAGTTGCAACAGCATTGGCAGAAAACTTTGATGAAGCAGATGCAAAAACATATTATGTAAATCAATGGTGGAATGTTAAAAAAATTCAAAAAGATTTACTTGCATCAACAAAACCAAATTTGGTTGTGAATGAGTTTATGGGTAGATTTTGGAGTGAAACATTTAATAAAATAATTGCAAACACAGTTACAGGTATTAGTGCAATTACAGAACTTGTGCAAGGTGATGGTACAGCAACATTTACATCAAATCTTGTAATTGATACAATGGCACTTAAAGGTGATATGGGTATGCAAGGACTTGATACAATGCAAATGAATAGTGCAACTTTTGTATCAGCCAAGAAAAAAGAGCCAGCAATGTTTACACAAACATTTGGTGATGCAATTCTTAAAGTTGTTGGTGGTGTTGAAACTTATGTAAGAGGTAAGCCGACAGGTTGGATTTATGACGGATATGTAAAAGTTGTTATTGATGATACAATGACAAATGGAAAAATTGCATTTATTGATGAAAATGCTTTTGCTTATGCAGAAAAAGATAATATTGAAAAGCCAATTATGTACAATGAAGATGCAAAAGCAGGTAATGGTGCAGGTAGTGAAGATTTTGGTACAAAGAAATTATTTATTATGCACCCAATTGGTTTTACATTTAGTGGTACAACAGCAAGTAAAAGTGGTGCAACATTAGCAGAATTACAAGGTGGTACAATGTACACACTTGCAGTTGATGTTAAATTATCGCCAATTACAATTTTACATATTGCACTTTAATATGTAAATCACATATCACAACCAATTAAGATTGTGATGTTCAAAATAAACAAAAAGGTTTTTATTATGGCAAAGAGCAAAGCAGTTATAGCAACTTTAGCAACAGCAACAGCATTGGCAGGTACAATTGATAATGCAGAATTAAATGCAAGCATTGAAGCACTTGAAAAAGAAGAAGATGCAAATGGCAACACACAAGAGTACAAAGATTTAAAAGATTTACTTGAAGCAATTGAAGCACAAGCAGATGAAAGTGATGCAAATGGTGCAAATGGTGGTGCAGATGAAGATGCAAAAAAAGAAAAGTCAAAAAAATACAATTATGATGGTGTAAGAATGGTTGGCAGTAAGTGGTATTGTAAAAAAGATAATTACAAAAAAGGTTTTGGCACAGCAGATGAATGTGCAGAGCATTTTAACGGTTAAAGGGTAGATGATGATATTTGTGCCACATACAGAAGCAGATTATGAAATTGCAAACAGTTATTTAAGTGTAACAGATGCAGATGATATAATTTTAAAGCAAAGTAATAGTGAAGCTTGGGATATATTGGAAGATGTAGAAAAGCAAATGTTACTTATGCAGTCAAGTTTGGCAGTAGATGGTGCATTAATGTATCAAGGTGCAAAAACATCATCAAATCAATTGTTGAAGTTTCCACGGAATGAAAGTTTAGTAATACCACAAAACATTAAATTTGCAGTTGCAATGATGTGTTTAGATTATAGCAATGATGAAATATTTAAGAATATCAAAAAAGAAAAGATTGGTAAACACGAAACTGAATTTTTTAGTAATAGTGACAATCTTACAAATGGTGTTGTTAGTGGTAACATTATTGCTTTTTTAAATCCATTGAGAGCAACAACAGTTAAAATTAAATCATCAAGTAGCAGATATGAATAATGCAAGACTTATAAGCAAGTATGGTGAGCCAGCAAAGATTAATGCAGTAAATGTAAAAGCATACTTTGAAGATAGTAAAAAATCTTACTACTTTAAGAAAAGCACAATTTACACATCATTTGATGTTGAGGTTATCCACACAGTGCAAGAAGTATTGCTTGATGATGTAGTTGTATTGAAAGGTGTAAATTTTGGTGTGCTTGAAGCAATGCCAGTTTATACAAGTGGTAAAATATCTTATTGTGAAACAGTTGTTTATAAAGATGATTTTGTAAATAATATTAGTATTAAAAAACAATCACTTACAACAACAGGGTGCAGTTTACCAAATGTTAAGCCAACACCAGCAATTGATACAAAAGCAAGAATTAAAACAGTTAAGCCAAACGATTATTTACAATTTGCATTGCAAGGTGCAAAAGTACCAACACATCTTTTTACTTTAAAATATATTGGTGGAGTTGATACAAGTGATTTAATTGAGTGGAGTGAAAGAAAGTTTGAAGTTTTAACGATTGAAAACATCAATGAAACAAATATACTTTTGGCAATTAATTGTATTGAGGTGCTTTAAGTGCTTAAATTTGATTTTGAGAGATTTGCAAGTAAAGCATTAAACAAGGTTGGTGATGTACTTGTTGAGCAAGCACAAGACAATATGAAAAAAGTATCAATTGGTAGGGTTTACATTGTAGGTGGTAAAAGACACATTGCAAGTAAAGCAGGTGATACAGCAAACAATGAAAGTGGAGCATTAAGCAAAACAATAAGGTTTGAAATAAGTGGTAAAGTGCTTGAATTTGGCGCAGGTAACAGCAAAATAAAATATGCAAAGTTTCTTGAATTAGGTACAAGCAAGATGGATAAAAGACCAAATTACACAAAATCAATATTGCAGAACAAAAGCAAAATTGATAAAGTTGTAAAAAGTGCATTAATGAACAGTATAAGGTTTACAAAATGATTGAATTAATTGTTAAAAGAATAATGGCAAATATTGCACAGTACACACAACTCTTTGACACTGAAACAAATAGCACAACTTGTGTTACTGAAAAAAACACAGTAACAATTACAGGTTTAAATGGTGAATATGTTTTAAGTGGTGGGATTGATGGAGTTGCAAGCAAGAGTTGTTTGAATGATATACACGATTTTGTAAGTGGTGTTGTAACTTTAGAATGTTTTTTTGGTGATGCACAAAGCACAGTAAATTGTGTTACACACAAAGTAAATGTTGGTAGTGCTTTAACAAGAGATTTTGCACTTGAAACAATTATTGATGAAAAGATTGATAATTTAATCATTACATATTGGGAAGCTACACAAAACACAAAAACATCTTTTAAATACACAGCAAGTGAAGATGGGCATACAATGTGGCAACAACAGTTTGGTGTAATGTTTAAAGTGAAAGCAACAGAAATGCAAGCAATTGGTGGTTGTCAAGCTTTAGATAAGATAATTGCACACAGTGTAATTGAAGTGGGTGATGATGATGCAACATTAATAAGATTTGATAGTATAAAAGATAGATTTTATGCAGGTGAATATTATTGTGTTGATATGGGTTTTTCATATTTAGAAGATATGAATATAAATGATATAATAAGAAATAGGGTAAAAAACTTTGATACAGTTCTTGATACTATTGAAATAAACGATTAAAGGAAAAGCAAAATGGCAAATCTACAAGCACCAATTATAAATTGGCAAGTAAAAGCAGGTGATAGTAAAGCAGGTTTTGGTGAGCAAAGAATTTTATTGATTGCACAAGGTAGTGGAACAGCAACAGCAAAAGAATTGCTTGAAGATGTACAGCAAACTGAAATTATCACATTATGTGGTGCAGGAAGTATGGCAACAATGGCTTTTGATAGAATTAAAGCACATAACAAAGCAAATGAAATTGATATTATTACACTTGCAGAACCAGCAGGTGGTGTTGCATCACAGGGTGGACTAAAAACAACAGGTACAGCAACAGAAAATAAAACATTTAACTTTAATGTTGGTGATGATGAATTTGGTGTAAGTGTAACAATCTTAAAAGATGAAACAGCAGAACAAATTGCAGTTAAAATTGCAAGTGCTATAAATGCAAAAGATTATCCATTTACAGCAACAGTTGATGGTGTTGATGCAACACTTGTATTAATTGATTTCGATATAAAGGGTGAAATTTCAAATGGAATTACAACAGTTGTAAAAACAAGAGTGCTTGGGTTAAGTTTTACACCAGTAGTATTTACAGGTGGTGCAGGTACTTATGATGTAGATGATATTTTTGTTGGTGTTACAAAGAGATACCAAACAGTATTATTTGATAGTGCAACACCATTTGATGATGTTGAAGTATGGCTTGAAGCAAGATTTAATATGAGTAACACAGTAAAAGGTGGTGTTGGTATTAATGTGCAAAATGGTGATTATTCAACATTAAAAGCTTTTGCAAATTCTAAAAATTCAAAAACAATGGTTGTGCTTGGTAACTTAGATGAAATGAAATACAATATGTTACCTTTATTAGCAACAGCAGAGTTTGGTGCAAAAAGAGCATTAAGGCTTACAGATGGTGCAGTATTAGGTGATTTAGTTGTTGAAGCACAAGAAGCTTTTGGTGGTATTAATAAATCATCATTACCATATCACAATACACCAATGAGTTATGATGAACCAAAGAATGAAATTATAATTGAGCAAGTACAAGATTTAAATGATGCAGGTTTAAGTTTATTTGTACCAGCAACAATTGGTGTGGTGCTTGGTAGTTTAGTAACATTATATAAATTTGATAACACAGGTATTGAAGATGTTGCATTTAAATATCTTAATGCAGTTGATACATCACTTGCAGTGCAAGAATACTTATTTGTAAATTCACAAAAAGAATTTGGGCAAACAAGAGCAACAGGGGGTGATTTAGTATCAGGTGTTGCAATGACCAACACAGTAAGTGTAAAAGCTTATATTGTTGGACTGTATGAAGATATGGTTGCATTTGCACTTGTGCAAGGTGGAGCAGATGCAATAAAAGCATTTAAAAAGAATTTAACAGTTACACTTGATACAGCAAGTGGTACTTATAGTGTTTATGCACCAGTTGCAATTGTTTCACAGTTTAGAGGTTTAAACGGAATTGTTGCAATTGGTTATGATTTTTAAGGTAAAGGGGTAATTTATGGAATTAGTTAATGCAAATACAGCAGTAATAAATGGTGGTACAGTTGCAGTGGTTGGAAAACCAAAGTACAAAAGAGGTGTGCCAAAGGTTGAGGTGAAAACAGCAACAATTGGTGATAAAGTACAAGTATATGAAAATGTTGATTATACAGAAGCAACAGGTGAATGTACAATTAAGATACAGCCAACAGCAGAAAATATTGAACTTGTTCAAGATTGGCAAGATAATATTGGTAAAAATGCAATTAGATTGGTTGATAGTAGAACAGGATTTACAAAAACTTTTAATAATATGAGTATTATAGAAGATGTAGAAATTGATTTTGCAAGTGAAATTGAGATTGTATTTACAGGTGGGCAAGGAACTTAATAATTAAGATGTTATAATCAAAATTAAAATAAAAAGGCTAAGATTTAGTTTTAGCCTTTTTATTAAAAACAATTAAAAGGCAGAAAATGATTTATCAATTAAAAAAAGAATTACAAGTTTATGTAGAAACAGATACAACAGGTGCATATGAAGCACGTAGTGAAGTTAATGTAAGTTTTACAGGTAAAAAAGGTTTACAAACATTAAAAAGATTGCAAGATGTTATTTTTAAAACATTTGCACAACAATCAAAAGGTGATACAGCACAAAAGCAAGAAGCAAAAAAGCAAGATAGTGTTGTTGAAATTGATGAAGTATTAAATATTTTAGAAATGACAGGTGCATCAGAAATGTTATTTGATGAAGTTACAGGAGCTTTAAAAGGTTTTGGAACAATTGCAGGTACAAAATTAACTGATAGTTTAATTGATAGTATGGATATTGAAGATTTAGATGGATTATATCAAGAGGTGTTAAAACATTTTTTGTTACCAAAAATTACCCAAAAGATGAACAGTATGAACAAATAGCTTTTGATATAAGTTATTTTATGAATGGTGCAGTAAGTTATTTTGATTTATTGCACAAGGTTGATATTTTAGAGTTTATGCAACTTAAAAAGATGGTTGAAAAGTTGAGCAAACAACAAGCAAAGCAAGCAAAGGGTTGATTGTGATTACACAAAAAGAACTAAAAAAGATTTTGAGATACGACAAAAATTCTAACGATGCAGTTGAAGCAAGAAGAAAAGCTTTAAAAAGTTTTGAATTTTATAAAGGACACGGTGAATAATATGGCTTTTGATTACTCGGTACGGTTCGAAGCAATAGATAAAATAAGTGCCACAGTAAGCAAGATAAACTCTAAAATGGCAACAATGGGTGATAAAGCAAAACAAGCAAGCACAGGTATAAGTGGTGCAATGTCAAGAGCAACACAAAGTACAAGTAAATTATCAAATAATCTTACTAAGATAAATAAAAAGCTTGGTGATATTGGTGAAAAAGGAAAAGCATCACTTACAAAAGGTATTGGTGTACTTGCAGGTGGTGCAAGTTTATTATCAACAATAGCTTTACCAGTTAAAACAGCACAAGAATTTAATAGTAAAATGTTAAGTGTAAAATCTATTATATCAGGTGGGTATGGCACAGATAGTGCAGAAGCACAAAGGTTTAATAAAGATTTTGCATCAATGACAGCCAAAGCACAAGAACTTGGAAGCACAACAGAATGGAGTGCATCACAGGTTGCAGAGGGTATGAAGTTTATGAGTATGGCAGGTTTTACATCAGCACAAACAATTGAGGCAATGAATGGTGTTTTGTCACTTGCAACAGTTGGTGAAATGGATTTAGCACAAGCCAGTGATATTGCATCAAATGCTTTAAGTGGGTTTGGATTAAAAGCAGACCAAATGGCAAAAGTATCTGATTTGATGGCAAAAACAATTACAACATCAAACACAACAGTAAGTATGCTTGGCGAAAGTTTCAAGGTTGTTGCACCATTAAGTGCAGGTTTGGGTATTTCAATTGAAGAAACAAGTGCAATGATTGGTAAGCTTGGCGATGCAGGTATAAATGGAAGTCTTGCAGGTAATGCACTTAAAAGAATGATGTTAAATTTATCAGCACCAGCAGGCGAAGCAAAAAAAGCAATTGAAGAACTTGGATTAAAAACTTTTGATGCACAGGATAAATTTAAGCCAATGAGTGAACAAATAGGACAAATACAAGAAAAATTAAAAGGTATGGGGCAACAAAAGAAAACAGAATATTTAAAACAAATATTTGGAAGTGAAGCATTATCAAGTGCATTAGTGCTTATGGAGCAAGGGCAAAAAGGCATTAAAGATTACACAACATCACTTGAAAAGGCACAAGGTGTAAGTAAAAGAATTGCAGATATACAATTAAGCGGTGCAGGTGGTAAATTAAAGTTATTACAAAGTGCATTTGAGGGTTTAATGATAAGTATAGGGCAAAACTTTACATCAAAACTTGGTGGTGCTTATGAAAAAATTACACAAATAATGGAAGCAGTAACAAAGTGGACTAATAAAAACAAAGATTTAGTATCAATGATTGGTAATATAATTGTTTATGTTGGTGGATTTATTGCAATTATGGGTGTGCTTTATGTGTTGTTTGGATTGGTGGCAATGTCAGTGGGTGTGCTTACAACTGTATTTTCAGCATTAACATTTGTATTAAAAGCAATAAAAATTGCAACACTTTTATTTAATGTTGCATTATGGGCAAATCCAATTACTTGGATTGTTGCAGGTGTGATTGCTTTAGTTGTTGCAGTTGGTGCATTAATTTATTACTTTGAAGATATTACAACTTGGGTTGGCACATTGTGGGATAAATTCACAGGGTTTGTTACATCATTAAATCTTGTTGAAAATGCACTTAAAGGTGTAAAGGCTTACTTTTCAGTATTAACAGCACCAATTAAATATGTGATTGATTTGATTGATAGCTTTATGAGTAAGTTTGAAGTATATAATAAAGCAAAAGCAAAAGTTGCAAATATTGCAGGAGCAGTTGAAGATAATGTAAAAGGTGCTTTTGAAAGTACAAAAAACTTTTTTGGTTTTGGTGGTGATGATAAGCAAAAAGAAACACCAATTGATAATGTGCAAAAAAATCACACAGTTGTTGATGTAAATGTTGTTGCAACAGGGGCAGTTGCTACACAGCAAAAAGCAAAATCAACAGGCGGTAGAGTTATGCTAAATACAGCAAGCAATGGGGTCTAAAAAATGTTTAAATTATTAGTATCAAAAATAAATGAAATAAAAGTAATACAAGTTGATGAAAGCCTGCTTGCAGTAAGTCACAAAAAAGCAAAGAGTAACAAACCATCGCCAGCAAAAAAAGATGGCGAAAATTACAGCATTGATTTAGGTGCAGGTGCAAGAGTACACACAATAAAAATACACACACTTGATAAGAATGAAACAGATACACTTTTTGATGTGCTATATAATGAAAGATTTTGTGAGATAACAGATAAATTTATTGGAAAAATAAAAGTATATATTGATAAGGTTGAAATATCAAACAGTGATAAACATATTGGTAAAACAATATTTAATATTACAGCAACAGTGCAAGATATTGAAAAAGTACCAACAGTAAATGCAACAGCACAACTTAAAAGCACAGTAACAGCACTTGAAGTTGAAATTGCAACAGCATCAACAGCATTTGCAGAAACAATAAAAGAAGTTGGTACAGTAGATACAATAATTGATGTTGCAACAAATACTGAAAGCTTTATTGATGAAGCAATGAGTTTAATGGAAGATGGACTTGAAGCAATACTTGATTTACAATTTATTGCATTTGATTTTTATAATAAGATACAATCAAAAGTGAACAGATTAAAAAGAATTGGTGAAACATTAAAACTTGTTACATCATTGCCAAATGCTTTTTTAAACTTATTACTTGATACAACAGATGTGCAAACAGGTAAAAATGTTAAAATATTTGCAACAAAAACAAGTAAAGCAACAACAATAAAAAGTTTTGATGATGATTTAAGTGCATTTTCACAAGTAGAAGTTGAAGCAATAAAGAAAAGTTTACAATCAAATCAACTTTTAAATCTTGTAACAGCAGTTGGTGAAATGAAACAAGCATTGACAAAACAATATTCAAGCCAACAAGAATTTGATACACAAATAAGTATATGTATTGAAAGACTTGAAAGCACACCATTAGCTTATGATAAAATTGTTGATGCACAACAAATTTTAAAATCTTATTCAAATATAAGAAAATTAAATCAAATTGTAGATTATGAAGTTGTAAAGGCATTGCCACTTGCATCAATAGTTTATGGGTTGTATGGTAATTTAGATAATTATGATGCTATAAGATTAATAAACAACTTTGCAGATAATGATAATATTGTTGGAAATATAAAGGTTTTTGAAGATGCAAATACTAATTAATGGTAAAGAAATAACAGTTGATGAATGTGAAGCAGTTGCAGATGTTGGAAGCATAGCAAGACAATTTACACTTGTTGATGTATCAGATGCACAAAAATACTTTGTTGATGATGTTGTTGAAATTTATGATGATAGTGGTAAGTTATTTATAAAAGCAGATATTGAATATATAGAAGCAGAACTTGATGGTGATAAAAGTGAATTTGTTTATGCAGGTAGAAATAAAGTAAAATACATTGTTGATTGTTATGCACAAAAAACAACACAATTTTCACAAAGTCAAAAAGTAAATACAGTATTAAGTGAAATTGCAACACCTTTTGGTGTAAAAGTAATTGGTGATGCACCGTTGCCACAGCAAGATATTAAAACAATATTGATTGGCGAAAAAATAATCAATGCTTTTTTAGAGATTGCAGAGAGTGCAGGCAAGATTATAACGAGTGATGCAGATGGTAGTTTACTAATTGAGTTTGAAGGAAAAGCAAAAAGCGATATTACACTTGAATTTGGCACAAACATAATTTCAAGAAACTTTACAAATGACACAACACAAATGTATGATAAACACATTATTGTTGCACAAAGTAATTATCTAGTAAAACAACAGCAAGAAGTAAATACAAATGGTGTTTTTGGTAGTGGTAAATTTCACAAAGTAAAAGTTGTTAAAAATTCACTTACACCAAAAGAATGTGAACAGCTTGCAGAAGTTGAATATAAAAAAGATGTAAGAAAATCATTAAGTTACACAGCAAAAGTAAATAATGTGCAATTAGATTTAAACACAAAGTATTTTATAAAAGATGTGCAGGTTGTTATAAATGAGCAAATGAACTGTAAAAGAATAAAGCTTGTTTTAAAAGGTGATGATAAATATACACTGGCAACTTTTGAAAGAGTAACAAAATGATAAGATTTGCAAAAATAAAAAGAATGATTAAAAGTTTTTTAACAGAAATTACAAGTATTGGTGGTGTAACACAAAATAGATTTATTTCACCAAAGGGTTTATTTAGTAAGCCAAAAGATGAAAATGCAATTGTAATTAATTTATCTAATGGTGCAAATCAAGATGTTGTGCTTGCATTGCAAAAAGATGTTGATTTACAAGATGGTGATGTATATTTAACAGATGATAAGAATTTTATACATTTTAAATTTAAACAAGGTATAATTGAAATACAAGGTGATGCAGTTTTTGATGATAATGTAACAATTAAAAAGGATTTAACAGTAAATGGTAAAATCGTTTGTGATACTACAATTGAAGCAGGTATAAGTGTAACAGCACCAAATGTTATTGGTAGCACAGATGTTGCAGGTGGTGGAATAAGTCTTAAATCGCATACACACACAGGCGATAGTGGTGGCACAACATCGCCACCAAATTAAAAAGGGTTTTAAATGGATATTGGCTTAGAAGATAATCTTGATTTATTAGTTGTTGATAATGTGTTACAAGGGCAAGAGAATGGTGAAACAACATTAATACAAGCATTTTTTAGTGATGCAAGAGTAAATAAGCAAAGAGGTTATTGGTTAGATTTACCATTAAGTGATATTTGGCAGTATGACCAAAGCAGGCTTACAAATGAAACAGCAAATAATTTAAATGAAACAGCAAAGGAAATTGCAAAAGAAATGGTTGCAATTGGTTTATATGATAGAATTGAAACAAGCACAAGTGTTGATGATGGAATTTTAACTTTATTAATACAAGCTTATGATAAAAAAAATCTTATTGTAAATCGTAAGTTCGCAATATAAGGGGTGAGTAAGTGGAAGATATATTTAAAAAGTTAAAAGTAGATTATGAATTTGTAACAGGTTGGATATACAAGGGGTTAGCGAGTGCATTAGGTGCAGGTTTTGCAAGTAGATTAAAAGAGTTTACAGATAAACTTAATTTTATTAAAAAGCAAGCATTTGTTGCAACAGCAGATAAAGATTATTTGTATTTAAATGCAAGTGAATTATTACCACCAAAGCCAGCAGAAATTGCAAATGGTTTGGTTGTGTTTTATGGTGAAAATGGCAGTGTAGTACCAGCAGATACAGAAATAAAAGATGATAATGGTGTATTTAAAGTAATTAGTGATGCAACAATTGCACAAACAATACTTAATGGCACAGCAACAGTTGCAGATGGAATTGCAACAATGATAATTTCAAATCAACTTACAAGCACAACAGCACTTGTAAATGATACATCAAAACAAATTACAATTATTGATGGTGATACAATACAATTTGAAGCAGGAACATTGCAAACAGGTGGAGCAGTTGAAATTAAAGTAAATAATGCACCTGCAAGTGTTGTTGCAGGTGAAGCAGGAATTGTTGGTAATAGAGATTTAAATGATGTACTAAAGCTTAAAATTACAATTGCAGGTGTAAACACAGAACTTGGAGCATTGCAAATAAGTGGTGGTGTTGATGATGAAGATGTTGAAGTATATAGACAAAGGGTTATTTATTTTAAATCAAATCCACAAGCACCATTTAGTAAACAAAATATTGTTGCAACAAATAAAGAAAGATTGAAAACAATCAAGTATGTTTGGGTAAAAAACAATGATGATGATGTAACAATTGAAGATGGTGAAATAAGAGTAATTGCACTTAATGATGATTTAGGTTTAACAGCTTATGAAATAGATGAAATTACAAAGAACACAAAAGCAATTGCACCAGCAAACTTTGCAAGCACAGGAATTACAACAACAAGTGCAACTGTAATTGGTGTTGATATAGTAATACAAGATTTAACACCATCAAGTGATGGGTTAAAAAATGAAGTTAAAAAAAACATAGAATACTTTTTTGATAATGATATGTATGAAATAGCAGTAACACAACAAAATCTTGAAGCAATAATTTATAAAACAACAAATGGTGCAGAAACAGTTGCAAGTTTTACACTTGTTGGTGGTTGGCAGGTAGCAACAGATAATACATTTTGGAAATTAGATAATGTTATATTTCAATAGAGAAAATCAAGAAAAGATTTTATTAAACAATTTACCAAAGGGTAGAATGTACAAGCAAGCAAATGTGCAAGGTACAAATTTTAATAAGTTTATTAAATGGCTTGCAAAAAGTTTTGAATGGTTAGTTGATAAATATAATGAAACTTTTAAGGGTTTATTTATATGTGAAAGCAAGTTTTTTATTGAACAATTTAAAAAAGATTATTCAATACCAAATAATGTGTTTTATCAAACAACAGATGATGAACACCAAATTGATGTAAAAGTATTAAAATATTTAATGCAAAGTAACACACATTTTAATTTTAAACAAATTGCACAACTTTATGGTTATTGTGTAAAAGTATCAAGTGGTGTTGAATACTTTGAAAATAGCAGAATACCAAACACTATACCACACAGGCTTTATAGTGATTTTGGAAATACTAATAATATTTTAGTTGTAACATTTTATGAACAAGAAACAGATTTATTACCACACACTTTGCCACACAGACTTGGTGCAGGGTTAAAGATTGAGAAGATAAAAAAGATTTATGATATAATTAAGCCAGCACAGGTAAAAATATTGTATTTGGTAGGTGATTTTGATATTGAAGTTACCACAACACAAGACATATTACCATCAAGTGTGCCACACACACTTGGTGATATAATTACTACAAAAATAATTTATAAGGAGCAGGAACAATGCGAAAATACAGAAATATGTGTAAAGGGGTTATAAAGTGAGAAATTTTAACACAAAAATTGATAATGATAACACAAGTGCAGGGGTTGTAGTTGCAGATGAATATAATTCATTAATGGGAGAAGCTAAGGGAATAGTAACACCATTTTTGGCACTAAGCGATTTAGATAGTAAACAATCAGCAAAAGCAATAGATATAGCAAGTAAAGCTATGTTTTATACAGATACAGGAACAGTAAATGCAGTAGCATTATCAAGGGGTGCAACAACAGAAACACTTGAAACTTTGTTTGATGGTATGGTTGTAATGTTTACACCTGCAAATGCAAACACAGGTGCAACAACAGTAAAGGTAAAAACTTTAGGTGCAAAGCCTTTATTTTATAATGGTTCAGCACTAACAGCAGGTTTTTTAAGTTCAGATAAAACATACACAATAATATATTCAGCAACAAATGAAAGATTTAATATACAAAAAAATTTTTCAGCAGGAGCAGAGGGTGGTGGAGTTCTAAACAATGCTTTTTCTAAATTAGTTACAAAAGAACCTTTATTTCAAAAAACAAATGCTTCATCTATAAAAGTACCTAGTGGAACAAGCTTAGTTGTTAATGGAGAAACTGTAACACTTGAAACTGATAATATTTTATCTTTAGATACAAATTTAGATACAGGAATTAAAACAGCAGGTACAGATTATTATGTTTATGTAAAATTTGATGGTACATTATATTTAAGTGCAAATAAAAGCACAGGAACAGGAAGAGTTATTGGTGGTTTTCATTATGGACTTACAGGAGAAACAGAAGTAAGTACAGGCAATAAAACAGAAATAGTAATGACAGAAATAAGAGGTATAAATAAAAACTCTTTTTGGGATTTAACTTGGTTACCTGCAAATGGAGATGCAAGAGGTATGCATTACAAGTTTGGCTTATGGGTAGATATTTATCAAACAGATGAAGATTATGGAATAAGAGGTTATTCAAAAGCAGGTGGTAAGATTGCAGGTGGAACAACAGATTATGGAAGAGGAATACCAAAAATACCTTTAGTGTTTGGTGGAAATGGAACATTAAATTATGGAAAATACACTTGGTTTCAAGCAGTAGAAATTGGTAAAGCATTTAAAAAAAGATTATTAAAATATGAAGAATTTATTGCATTTGCTTATGGAGTAGATGAGGGAAAATCATCTTCAACAAATGGTTATGAAACTGTAATGGGTAAAATAGAACATTATCCAAACCTTACAAGTGCAACAGGTATGGAACAAGCAACAGGTGTTCAAAATGTATGGGGTGCAGATTTTGGTACATCTTCAAGTGGCTCGTGGAGTGCAATAACTGATAGTAGAGGTAGTGTTTACACAAATGCTAATCCAGTGGTTTTGGGTGGCTATCGTGACCATGCAGGTGATGCAGGTTCTCGTTGTTCGTCTTGGCACTATTCTCTTTCGAATTCGTATTGGAATATTGGTTCTCGTTTCGCTTGTGACCACTTGATACTTGACTAACGAACGAAAGTGAGTGGAGAAATGCAAAAAAGATATAGTGAAAGTGGATTAGTTTTAATAGAAAAGTACGATAAGTTTCTTCACTATATCTATCCACATCTTCAAGAAATACCACGAAAGCACGGAATACTAAAAGAGAAAATAATCCTTTTAGTATTTCATCAAGCAGAGTTAATTTATAGAGTTGTAAAAACAAAGCCAATAAACAAAACAAAGCTTTATGAATTAGATGCAGGACACGCAACAAAAGCAGATAGTTATAATTTGCTTAAATTATTAAAATGGGAGTTAGAATATGCAAGATTTACTTACAATACCAATGGTTGATGTTATTTCAGAGATAACAGGAAAAAATATTGTGATGGAAGATACAAATTATGTATTTTTAGACACAAAAGAAAATGTTGAGGTAGAATTGCTTAATGAAGCAATAGTATTAAAAAAAGAAAAAGAAGATGCACTAAATTTTGCAAAAAGCAAAGAGATAGGAGAGAACTACACACTTGATGGTGTTGATTATAAAGTTTCATTTATGAAAGATGATGCAGATGGAATGATGCAAGTAAGTATGGCTTTTAGTTTAGGGCTTACAAATACAATTATTAGTTTTGAAAATGGCACAAAAATGCCAATTAAAAACACAGAGTTTGAAACTTTTGCAATTTGGTTTGTTGGCAAAAGAAACAGCTATTTTGTGAAGTAAGAAATGAAAAAAGAAAGTTATCCAAAATACCCTACTGTAAAGGCTACAAAAGATAATAAGTTTGTACTAGAAGTAAGTTATGAAGTAAAAAACATATTGATACCAAAAGGCTATAAAAGCAATGGTGCAAATATACCACGAATATTTTGGAGTTTAATTCCACCAAATAAGCCAAAATTTCAACCTGCAATTATGATACACGATTATCTTTGTGATAAAGAAAAATATGATTTAGCAGATAACTTGTTTGAAGAAGTCTTGTTTGAGATAGAAATATCTTGGAGAACAAAAAAAATGGTAAAATTTGTAAGAATATATCACAAAATTAAGTATGGGGTTTGATGTGACAGATGAAGAAATGAAAGTAAAAGTAATAAGGCACGACTTTGAATTTCAATCATTAACGAAATCACTTACAGGTATTGCTAAAGAGTTGCACCAAATTACAACATCAATGAAAAGCGTGGCAGTCATTCACGAAACAATATCAAATATGGACACTAACTTGAAAGAAAGTTTTGTAAGAGTTTATAAGAAAATTGAAGAGAATGAAGATGATATAGCAAGTATAAAAAGCAATCAAGATAAAACAGGTTGTAGTGCTTTAAATTTAAGGGTTACAGAAATTGACACATTGAATAGAGCAGTTTTTGGTAAAGATGGTAGGGGCGGAGTGATATTTGATATTGAAGATATTAAAAAGTTTATGTATAAAGCAATGGGTGCTTTTACAATTATAAATATAGCACTTGCAGTTGTAGTTGCAATTGCTACAAAATAAAAAGGTAGATAATAAAATGAAAAATTGGAAATCAATATTATCTTGGTTTTTGTTTATGCTTGCATATAATTACACAATTTACACAGGCAAGGCAGAGCCAATTGTATATACAACAGGATTGTTTGCAGTGTTTATGTCTTTAGCAATGATGTTTAGGAGTGATTTTACAACAGAAATGGTTGGTAAATTAATTGATAATATAAAGATAGGAAAATAAAAATGTTTACATCAATAAAATTATATTTATCAATGTTTGCAGGAGCAGTTGTACTTGGGTTTTTAGCTTATATGAAATATCTTAGAGCTACGAATGAAGAGCAAAAAGAAAACATTGATAGACTACACAAAGAAATCAAAGTTAGAAAAGAAGTATCAAAAGATGAAATTAAAAAAGCAATCTTTGATACAAAGCAAAGAACAAGAGCAGATGAACTTAAAAAAAGTGAAATCACACTTGATAAAATAGAGCAGGAGATTAAAGATAATGAAGAAAATCCTAATAGCGAGTTTGCTAGTGATGATGAGTTTGTTAAGTGTAGGGTGTAGCACTAAAACAGAGTATGTATATTTGAAGCCTAAGCCATTTAAGTTTCAATCAACACAATTACCTAAGATAAGAGAGATTAGAGTTCACAGCAAGGATATGAAGTTATATACAGCATATATAAAGAACTTTAGAAATATTATTTTGTTTCACAATCAGCAGATTAAAGATTATGAAATATCATTTGATAACAATACTACAAAAAAGGAAGAGTGATATGTATAATTTTGGTAACACATCTCAAAAGAGATTAGATACAACTCATATAGATATACAAGCAATTTGTAATGAAGTTATACAGTACATAGATTTTTCAATACTTGAAGGAACTAGAACACTTGAAAAACAGCAGGAATATTTTACAGATGGTAAAAGTAAATTAGACGGGATTAATAGAAAATCAAAACATCAATCATTTCCATCATTAGCAGTAGATATTGCACCATACCCTATTGACTTTAAAAATGAGAGTAAAGCAAAAGCAAGATTTTATTTACTAGCAGGATACTTCTTTATGGCAAGTGAAACACTATATGCCGAAGGTAAAATTACACATCAATTAAGATGGGGTGGAGATTGGGATAGTGATAAAGAGTTCAAAGACCAATCATTTGATGATTTACCACATTTTGAGTTAGTCAAAGCATAATTAATAAACTTGCACCACTTGGTGCAGGTTGCACATTTTAAAGCACATTTTATACAAATTTACAAAATAACTTACCAAATCCCAAAAAACACTTGACAAGCCCCAAAAAACATTGTAAACTTGCATCATATAACAAATAAGAGGTGTTAAGATGAATTATGAAACAAAGCAAGCAACAATATATAAAGTTGGTGAAATTGTAAAAGATTGTTATGGGCAAAAAGTAATTGTTGTTAATGAAACAAATACAAAAACAAAACTTACAACAGTGCAAAAGCATAATCATTGGAGTAAATACCAATACACAACATATTTGCCAAATAGAAAGGTAGCATAAAATGACAAAGCAAAAATTTATTGATGAAGCAACAAGACTTGGATTTAAAAAGCATCAAGACCTTGTGGAAAAGATGGGATATAATCCACGAACATTGAGCAGGTTTAAAGTAGATGATAATATATCAAAGAAGTTTGCAGAAGCTTTTGAAGCATATAAGAATGATGCAAAGCCAGTGCAAAAAGAAGATTTAAAAATTGTTGCACAAGAAGTTGCAGAAACACCACAGAAGCCAAAAGAAGTTAAAGCAGTACAAAGTATTGAAAAAGAAGAAAAAGTTACAGGTGTGGCAAGTATAGTGTCAAAAAAGATTATAAAAAAAGAAGTTGAACCAGCAACAGAAGAAAAGCCAAAAGAAATTGGTATTGATATATCAAATGAAGAATATCACAGTAGCAATAATATGGGCGTATCAAAATTAAAAGTAATGATTGATAATGCAAAAGAGTTTGAAGCAAAATATATTACAAAAACAATTGAAAGAAAAGAAACAGAAGCACTTATTGTTGGAAAATTACACCATACATTTGTAATGGAAGCACATAAGTTTGATGAAGATTATCTTGTAATTGATATGCCAGCAAGACCAGTGAAAGATGATTTGGTTGAAGCACTTGAAACACTTGGTGGTGAGGTTGATTTAAAAGAGAATGGCAAAGGTGATATTGTTGTTGCAGATACAGTTGAAAGTTTAAAAAAGAAGATTGAAGCAAAAAAAACAACAAGCACAAAAACAATTTGCACAAAAGAACAAGTTGAACTTGCAACACAAACTTCACAAAAAGCACTTAATAGTTGGTTTGAATTAATTATTGCAGGTAAAACATTATTGAAAGCACAATTAAAAGATTTACTTGAATTAGATAAATGTTATGTTGAAAAAACATTTTATGGCACAATAAATGGTGTTGATGTGCAAGTAAGACCAGATATACTTTTAAATCTTGGTTTGAAAAGTGATATATGGTTTGTAATAGATTTAAAAACATTAGAAGTTGCAACACCAGCAATGTTTGTAAAACAAGGTGGCACATTTTTTTGGGATATGCAAGAGCAATTTTATCTTGATGTATTAGCACAAAATGGAATAAATGCAAAAGCTTTTTATTTTAATTGTGCAGGTAAGAAAAAATTTAGTGGTGCAGGTTTTTATGAATGGGGTATAAGCACAAAAGATGAAGCAAAAAAAGTTGTAAAAGCAGGAATAAATAAATATAAGTATTGTACAGAAAATAATATATTTTCAGAAAGTAAATTTGATTATGTAAAAATGAGATTTGAAGCAATAACAACATTAGATGTGCCAGTGTATCGGCAGTATGCAATGGGTGACCTTGGAGTATAAAAGATGATGAAAATTACATTGCACCAAATGTGCTTGCAATGATTAAAAAAACAAAAAAGGTAGGTAAATAAAATGAGTTGTGATTTAAGAATAACAAATATAAAAACAGGTTTAAGTAAAATGGTTAATATAGATGAATACACAGTGCAAGAGTTTAAAAGAACTTTTGAAGTTTATGTTGATGCAGGGTTTAGTATAAAAATTATAAGAGGTGCAAGAAAATGTTAGATTTTACACAAAAACAATGGGTTGAAAATAGATTAATTGATGATGGAAAAATAACAAGAAACACTTGTTTAAAAAACTATATATCAAGACTTGGTGCAATTATATCAATGCTTAAAGATGATGGTTATGAGTTTAATACACATTACATTGAAGTAAAAACACCATTTGGCACAGGTAAAGATTTTGAATATAAAGTTGTTAAATATCCAGTTGGAATTACAAAGCATATTGGAGCGCAAAAGATTGAGCCAGCACAAAATGGAAAAGTTGCACATTTAACAATTGAGAGTTGCACATTTTGTAAAAGCACAAAAGTTGCATTAATTGCAGATGTAACAATAAAAGATGATATGCAAATAAATCATTGGCATGTTGAGTGCCAGCAGTGTTTGGCAAGAGGTAGTAAACAAGATGCACAAGGTGATGCAATTTATATGTGGAACAGAACACTACAATATATGCAAAAAAATCAAGATACAAATAGTTTATTTGATATTGATTATATAGTAAACAACACCAAAGATGGAAGTGAAGTATATAATTTTAAAGCAAAGAGTGATGAAGATGCAAGACATTGGGTAATAAATCATTTAGAATTATCCAAAGATTGGAAAATAAGCAAAAGATTTTAATAGCTTGCACCACCTGGTGCAGGTTTTATATAACATTTATACAAATTTACAAAATAACTTACCAAATCCCAAAAAACACTTGACAAATCCAAGAAAACACTGTAAACTTACATCATAAAACAAATAAGGTGGAAAAGATGGCACAAGGAAAAAGATTTGCAGTAACATTTGATTTATTCATTTATGCAGAAACAGATGAAGATGCAAAACAAAAAGCAAAGAAATTTACAGATGATGTACAATTTATGGTTGATAAAACAGAAAACAACGCAAGTGTTATATCAATCTTTGAAGTGCCATTTGGAACAATTGGAAAAGCAAGAGAGGTAAAATAATTATGGCAAATAGATATACAGTTAAGTTCAATGAGGTTTTACTTTTAACATCATCTACTAAAAAAGATGCAGTTGCTTTTATGAAATCACTAAACAAAAAGCATAGCAGAATTTTATCTGTAGTAAAAAAGATAGAAGATGAGGGTGGACAAGTTTTCTGTACAGTTTATGTGGATAGAGAAGAAGGGGATTATTTATACCCTGTAACATCAAAAAGGATTTAAGTTGAAAAATTTAACTAATAGACAAAATGTGCAAATTGAAAGAAAAAGTGGAAGATTAAAAGATTTAGGAATTACAATAAAGTGTTACATTTTTGTAAGTGGATATGATAAAAATTCTACACATAGCGAAGATGTAACAGCATTTGGTTTACAATATGCAACAATGCTAACAAAAGAAGATAACTCAAAAGATATAGAAGAAAAAGAAGCTTCAATACTTTTAGAAGATGGAGAAGTTGTAAGCATAGATGGTGTTGAATATGTTACACATTTAGCAGGAGATTATTCAGATGCTATATGGTTTAAAGAAGTTGGGTGTAAAGAATTGGTTGAAATAAATACAGTTGAAAATGTGTTAGAAGGTAAAATCACAAGAGGTAAATATGAAGGTTATATTGGTAGATTTTGTGAGAACAGCACAAATGGTACAACTTTTGTAGTATTTAATACAGATGGAAAAACGGTTGAAACAAAAGATGCAGATAGAAGAGTTGAGAGTGAATATTTTGATGATAAGCAAATATCTAAAATTAGATTATCACAATACAAAGGAAATAGATAATGAGAACTTGGAATGAAAACTATGGTGCAGATGCAGATGGTAACAGGGGAGAGATGAGAACATTTTATGAACTTGAAGGTACAAAGCAAGAGAGAGAAGATATTGCAGAGATTTTATACGATAGTTTCATAGAGGGAGAAGTGCAGGGATTAAAAGAAATTGATTATGAAGGATTAACTATAGAAGTTGAAGTATCAGATTATCAAGATGAATTAATAGAACTTGCAGAAGCAGATGAAGATATTGAAGATGAAGTTTTAGAATGGGTAGAAGAACTAAAAAAACATAATGCAGGAGAAGCAAAATGAGTGAAGAAAAAGTAGATAAAAAAGAACAAAATTTATACTTATGGAAGCAGGTACAAGATACACCAAAAGAACTAATTACAGAGTATGAAGTTGAAGATGGTAAAAAGCTAAAGACAGTAGCACCAATAAACAAGATGAAAAAAGCTACAGAGATGTTTGGTGTTTATGGTGAAAAATGGGGTTTAAAAACTTTAGTGCATAAAGAGCAAAGAATATTTGATACACTTTTAGTTGCAACACTTGATGCAGTATTTTTTTATGAAAAAGATAATAAAGTAATTGAATTTGAAATAACAAACAGTTTACCAATAGTGTGTTTAGTTGATAAAGTAATGAAAGTAAATCACACTTACAGAAAAGCAATTGAAACAGATACAATTACAAAAGCATTATCAAGGCTTGGATTTAATGCAGATATTTACACAGATGGCGAACTTGTTGGCACAGCACAGCAAGAGGGCGAAATATCAGAAATGGAACTTGTTGAAGTTGGTGTTGATTTAAAAAAAGAAGTAAAAGATGTGTGATATAAAAAAAAGAGGTTTAAAAGATATTGCACACAATATGATGCAACAAGCAATAAATGATATTTATATATCTATTGAACATAGCAAGTTTACACAAAGCCAAAAAGAATATATGACAAATATATTTGAAAAGCAACTAGATGTGCTTTGTAAAAAAGTAACAGATTTGAATTATTTTGAAATGATTAAAATTGATGAAATGATAGAATATGCGAATAAGCACAAAGGCAAAGGCAATGGTTAATTTGGTGGGTATGGTGCAGGATTATAAAAACAACATACCGTTGAAGATGTTGGAAAATAAATATAAAGTACCAATACACACAATAATAAAAGTTTTGTATGCAGTTACAGTTGAAAAAAAGGAAGTTGAAAATGTATGATAGTTTAAAAGATAAACAAGTTGATGATGATTTACTTGAAGCAGAAGAAATTGCAAGCATTGGTTATAGCAAAGCACAACAGCTTGGAAAGCCAAAAAAGAAAAAAGAAAGCACATTTGGTAAAAAGCCTACAGTATGGAACAAGAAAGGTAAAAACTTGAAGCCAAAGATAAAGAGAAATGATATTGTAGATGATAAATATTCAAAGTGGTTAGGAACTCAACCTTGTGTAGTTACAGGAATAGTTGCAGATAGAGGAATAGGAGCTAACAATATACATATACATCATATTTACAGCAGAAACAAGGGCAGAAATGATTATTTATCTGTACCACTTATGGGTTATGTGCATAGTTGGGGCAATGGTGCATATCACAGTAACACAAAAGGTGATTATATTATAAAGCACAAGTTGATGATTGAAGATATTATTGAATACTTTGAAGATTGTGCAAGTGCATTTTTACAAGAATATATTGAACAAGGTGGAGTTGTAAACATATAAATTTGGTAACAAAGCATAAAAACAATTAAATAATCAAAAAAATTGTGATATACTTCAAAAAAGCAATAAAAAAGGAGCAGGTAAGATGGCAGATGAATTAAAAAGACTTTTGGCAATTAAAGATGCAAATGATAACTTTGTACTTGATGCAGATGAAGTTGCAAAGATAACAGGCAAAAAAAGAAATGCAGTGTATGAAAGCAGAAAAGGTGATTGCAAACTTGATAAGTTGGCAATATTTGAAAAGGTAAAAGAACTTGTTGAAGCAGGTGAAAAAAACATAACAACACTTGCAGGTGATAAAAATGGTGTACTTAATGGTATTGATGGTGTGCTTGAAGATGGTGCAAGATATGAAATTACAATAAGAGAGGTAAAGTAATTATGGCAAAAGAAAAAAAAGATGAATTTAATCCACAGAAATTGATGGAAATTACA